ATTTCCGAATAAACAAACCCAAAAACACTGTTGTTCTTCATCGTCCTTACTTGGTTGTACCGTTGCCATCCGCCGATATAGTCGGCCAAGTTGAAGTAATCAACATTTGTATTAACGCCTTCCTCGATTATGTTCTGGCCGCATGGGTGCGCACCAAACCCGCCGCCCTCGCCGGTGGCGTCAGTGTGATCTCCTCCGGCGATAAGAGATGTTGATACACCAAGTATGTTGCAAGCACCACCCCCGCCACCACCAGTGCTGGCGCTCACCGCACCATCTCCGCCAGCCCCGCCGGTGTAGTTAAATAGGTTGCCTCCCGATCCGACACCCCCGGCGCCTCCTGAGGCGACTATATTCCCGTCTTGGTTCTCGTTTATTGCCGCGCCGCCGCCACCGCCTGTTGCTTGGACGGTGGTGATGCCAGATCCAGCAAAAGATGATGTGCCGCCGGCATTGCCGTTTAGCTTTACGTTTCCAGTGCCTAGTTGTGCGCCGCCCCAGCCGCCAACGCTGACCGTATAGCTTTGGCTTGGAGTCAGATCAAAGTAGCTGGCCGCAACGCCGCCACCGCCACCGCCGCCGGCTCGGCCAACTCCTGATGTGCTTCGACCAAAGAGACCTCCGCCACCGCCGCCGCCGATAACCATAACGTAAGCCCCCTTAATGTTCGCTGGAGCTGTGTAAGTGGTTGAGGAGGTGAAGGAAATGGTTCTTCCTTGGTAAGCGCCGCCGCCACCGCCGCCTATTAATCCAGTTAGTGTACTCATTACATCAATCTCCAGCCTTGGGTTGCGTCACCGGAATATACAAGCGTTATCCCTACATTTGCTACGTCTATCGTCATGTCTTCTGCAAGTCCTGATATGTTGCTTCCGTTGCGACCCACAACAGTGTCGGTGGCACTCCCAACGGATATATAGACGGTGTCTCCGGCCGCTGGAGATGCAGGAAGCGTTATTGTCTGAGTGGCTGATGTTACCGTTCGGAACTGCTCGTCCGACAACGTGGTTGACCCGCCCGTGTCTACTGACGAGTACAGATCTATGTTGCCCGAGGTCGTTACCGAGCCAGAAAGTCCTGTACCCCCCGACACACTCGTAACCGTCCCTGTGTTCGCCGTGGCTCCGGTGGCGATGCCGTCAAGCTTGGTTTTGTCTTCATCTGTCATGGCCCCCCAAGCGCTTGTTGTTGCCGCTGGGACGGAGGCGTCACTGCCCGTTGAGGAAGTTATTGTGAGCGAGGTTCCATCGGCGGTTGCGCCAAGATCCGTTGATCCGGTCGTATCTGACCAAGGCACGTTAACAACCGCCTGACCATCACTATTAAGCTGTATGCCGTATGTTTTGCCAGACGTTGAGGTAACGGAATTTGCCGCCACAGTCTGGACTGTGTCCGAGAAAATCTCTACGCCACCTAGCGCAGTAGAAGTTGCCGCTGGAAGGGTGTAGTTGTTTGCGTTGTTATCAATCCCGTCGAGCTTGGCGCCATCTACAGAAACGTCTCGGCCATCGACAGTAGCGAGGGCCTCCGATAGCACAATATTCCCGCCGAACGTGACAGATGCGTCAGTAACAGTTATCTCTACACCGGTGGCGTTGTCGTCTATGCCTGTAGACGCAAAGTTTGATATGGTCCCGCCGTCAATTGAGTTTCCGCTAATCTGGTCGTTGGCTAGTGTTAGCGTTCCTCCTGATATGTCAAGAGTACCGCCAGTGTCTACTGTTACACCGCTCGCCAGCAACGTGCCATCCACGACATGGTTCTGAAGCAAGTTAGTTACTACGGCGCTTGCACCTGCGCCATCAAACTTCAAGAAGGCTCCATATCCAGCCGCAAGAACATAGTCGTTGCTTGCGTTGTATGTGCCCTGAAATATAATCGCAGAGCTTGAATCGCCAAAGCTATTCTTAATGTAGCCTATCTTCTCTGCATCATTTGGGTCTAGGCGAATGTAAGCACTTCCGCCGGGACTACCGGTTAACTCAATCGAGAAGTTTCTTCCGTCAGAAACGGCGCCATCGTCATTTGTGAGCGTGTTTGGCGATCCAGACGTCCCCGTCCCTGCAATGCTGACGGCAACAACACCGTTGACCGCTTGGTCTATGATGTCAAAGTTAATATTGGTAGTGGTCCCCCACGATCCGGCCTGTTCGCCGGTCCCGATTTTCTCGATACCAAGGTTGGTCGTATATGTACTGGGCATCCGTTATTCCTCTATGCCGCCTCTGGCACTATTTCTAGCCATCCATCCCCCTGAGATGGGGTTATCTCGTTAAACCCAGCCGTTTGAGAGGGCACTGTTTCAGACCACTCGCCATCCTGAACTGGAGTTATCTTACCAAACAAAGGAGATTGCGATGGGGTTTTTTCTACCCATCCCGCCCCCTGCGACGGCACTATTTCGACAAGGCCAGCCGCCTGAGATGGCACCACCTCAACAAATCCAGCCGTTTGAGATGGCGTTATTTCCGCAAAGCCGGGAGCTTGAGACGGGACGCTTTCCGCCCAAGAAGGAGTCTGATCTGGAGATATTTCCCCAAAGGACGGGTCTTGATCCGGAGCGATTCTGCTCCATATAACAACTCCCGATGTAGCCGCCTGCATTTGATCCGAAAATACCGGAACAAAAATTGGCGGTCCCTCGATGACTACTTCTACTTCACCGGAAAACGCTTTCGCATCAACGCCCGCGACAGAAACGCTAACATCGTTACCGACTGAAACTCCGGACACTTGTCCTGTGGCTTCAACTCCAGATACCGCCACATTTGCGTCACCAGAAACCAAGCTCACCGGAGACAGCTCGGCTGTCGCAAGCAGTCCTGAGGTAACTACAGTGGCATCGCCCGTAACTGAGTCCGCACCTGATGTTTGAGCTGTAGCCGAAAGGCCCGCAGGAGACACCGTGGCATCGTTGCCTACAGAAACGGCGCCTGACTGACCCGTCGAGGACAGTCCCAATACATCTACATTAGCGTCTCCGCTGGGCGTTACTCCAGAAATTCCTGACGCCGCCGAAACCCCGACAACGCCTACAGAGGCATCAGTCGATAGGTCTACCCCAGACGATAGGGCCGCTCCAGACACTCCGGCTATGATTACATCGGCATCTCCGGATACCGAGTCCACTCCGGATGTTTGCGACAACCCCTGCAAACCAGAGACGGGGACTACCGAGTCTCCTGTTACGGAGTCAACTCCAGAAGTCTGACCTACTGCCGACAGGCCAGATAGAGCGGCGTCAACATCAATGCTTACCGCAACGCCAGACAGTTGGGCTGTGGCAGAAACCCCCAGCACATCCACGCTAGCATCGCCGGATGTCTCAACCCCTGACAGTGTTGCTGTCGCAGACAATCCAGACGCATCCACGTCCGCATTGCCAGTTGCTTCGACGCCAGAGTTTTCCGCTGTCGCAAACAGCCCTGAGACCGCCGTGCTGGCGTCACCAGTTGTTTCGACGCCAGAAAAGCCCGACGTTGCTAACAGTCCCGTGACGGGGACATTTACCCCTATCGAGACAAAATCTATTCCGGAAGTCTGAGCCGCCGAGGCAACCCCAGATACATCCACGGAAGCCTCAACAGAAAGCTCCACCCCAGAGGATGGAATTGTTGCAGAAACCCCCGAAATGAGTACGTTTGAGTCCGCAGAAACAGAAGGTCCGGACACCTGAGCCGTCAAAGACTGCCCAGAAACAGAGACTTCAGCGTCTCCGGAAACAAAATCCACGCCCGACGTTTCGGACGTTGCAGAAACCCCTACGGCAAATACGTTTAAGTCTGGCTCGACAGCTACGCTATCAGCAAAGCCTGTCGCCTCGACGCCAGAAACGTCAACCGTTACGGCCTGCTCCGTTATTACGGTTACCGACCCAGAAGTGCTTGTTGCGGCCAGCCCGGTTACATCAACATCAGCATCCGCTTCTACCGATACCGACCCAGATGCTCCGCTCGCGAACACCCCGGATACATTAGTGCTGGAATCCGCCTGAACTTCTACTGAGCCAGCATTTCCGACAGAAGCTAGCCCGGTAACATCAACATTGACATCAGGCTCTACGGATACAGAGCCAGAAGATCCGGTGGCAGATACACCAGAAACGTCAATATTTGCATCTGCCTGAGCCGTTACCGAACCAGAAGATCCGGTCGCGGATACTCCCGATAATTCAGTATTTGAGTCGGATTCAACCGATACCGATCCGGATATGCCGCTTACGGAAAGACCAGAAACCTCAATATTTGAGTCTGTCTCAACCGATACCGACCCGGATACTCCGGTTGAAGACGCGCCAGACACCTCAGTGCTGGAATCGGCCTCAACCGTGACATCCCCGACTGCCGAGGCGGACTCAAGCCCCGTCAGTGTGACTACCGTATTGCCAGAAGTGTCAACCGTTACCGAACCAGAAGATCCGGTTGCAGATACGCTGGATACATCAACATCCGCATCTGCCTGAACTGTTACCGAGCCAGAGCTGGCGGACGAGCTAAGTCCGGTCAGGTTGACGGTTATGCCCTGACCGGCATCTACTGTTACTGATCCGGGAGAGCCGCTAGCAGATGGTACTTCAACAGATCCCTCGCCGAAGCCCTGAGATCCCCATGTGTCGCGGCCCCACCCTTCGTAGGGTACGACCACATCAGTCATGCTAGGCGATCCTTATGATTGCGTTGCTAGCATCCGCCGTGGGGAAAACGATTGTAAAATCCCCGTTTGTTGATGACTTGTCAGACCCAAAATCAAGAACAAGAACCGTGTTTGTAGTTCCTGTGCCCGCACCTGCCGTGGTGTTGTAAATCAAAGCCCCTCTAGCGGTAATGGTAGAGCTTGAAAACACCAAGTCCTGAAAGTCACAAAACGCGGTCGTGCCCGACGTGGTCGGGGTTACGCTCGTAAGCGTTCCGCCACCGGCAGAGTAACCGGTTCCAGACACCTCATTGGTGACGGTGTAATCGGTTGTTGATGCATCAAAGGTTGCGCTGTTGGTATACATCGCCAGCTTGTATGTATCAACTCCATTGGTAAAGTTGTGCGTAGCCGTCAAAAGCTCTTCCTTAAAGGAAGTACACATATAGTTTCCGGTAAAGGCCATTTACATTCTCCTGATAAGTTGAGCCAGCTCGGGCTGGCCCGCCTCTGTTAACGCATTGCAAACCGTCGTCCTGTCCGACTGGATGGCTTGTTTAACGTAAAAAACAATTACTTCCCTAAGGGTGTCCCTGAAAGACTCTGCCTGTTGCCGAATTGGCTCAGGCGCACTGCCAGAAACGCTGATAATTTTCTGTAGACAACGCTCGGCAACTTCTTCTGGGGTTGACCCCCTGTTCTGTGTTGTGTGAACAGCTACGCTACCAATACCTCCAGAAAACATCAGTCTCTTGCCTTCCTAACGTCGCCAGACCTATAGCTGTCCGTCGTCGTATAGCCCTCGCCATACTGCTCCAGCATGGTTAAAGCCTCTGAGTATCTTTGGCTGTATAGTTGCATCAGATCAGCGTCCCCTTTTAGGTAGGTGTACGCCTCAAGAAGACAGCCGTAAAGCAGTGCGTTTTCAGCGTTATCGCCAAGCCAGCTTGTCCCAGAGTCAACAATAGACTGAGGCCTGTAGAAATAATGAAGCTCTACCGGGTAATTGGCGTCTGGAGTTGGCCCAACAATAAAGTTGGTGGCATCAAAAACACCATAAACCTTTGGCGCTCCTTGAACTGCCGAGTCCGGGTATGCCTGTCGGATAAAATTTGCGCTCTTGATTATTAAATACTCATAGCCAGAATCATCTATCGCCAATGAGTAGGGGGACAGATAATCGCTTGGCAATCCTAAATACTGGTTCCCGGCGGTAAGGGTGCCTGTTGAGTTCTTCCTAAAGACGGGGAGCTGTACTCGCTTCAGGATTCTCTCTTCCGCCTGCCTAATGATTATCGGTATGTTAGAGACAAAGCTAGTTTCATCTGACTCCACATAATCCTGAATTGCTTGGCTCAGTGTCGCGTATGTAAAAGCCATCAACCAATCTCCACTGTCACACGCCCAGCCATAGCCGCCATGTCGAGCCCCACAGTGCGACTACCCAAAGCAGTATTGCCGCCCCCCACAGGGTTCCAAGCAGAAAGCGCTCTACTTTCATCGATGCTTTGATCGGGTCTCGGAAACCTAAGAGCTTGAGGATCATTTGCATCAACCTCTCCCAGCTTGTCTTGTGGGTGATCTTTATCGACAACATCTCTTCCGACGAGAAGTCCATTCCATCTACCATCCTCAATTTGACGGACGAGATCTTTCAGCCGATACCTGAAGCCAGTCCTGTCGCAAAAACCAAAAGCCTTCTTCCCCGCCGCGTAGCCACTCATAAGTCGTTATAACCTCCCGGAGAGACATGCAGTGCCGCCTTCTCTCTTGATGCATCGGCGGCTAAACTCCACTGCTCGTCATAAACTTGCTTTAACTGAGGCGCCAGCGCCATCGCTTCCGGCCTCTTGCTCGCTATGTAATAGGAGAGGCCCGAAACCAAGCAAGGTAAATATCTTGCGGGAACATCTACGTTGTTTGAGCCCGGCTTGCCGCTATCCTCGATACGCTCCAAGTAGTAATACGAGAACGTGTACGATGTCACCGCATCTGGGACGGGCCAAAAATGAAGCGTTATGTTTGTCGGCTTGCGTTCCACGTAGAACTGCAAGGGTCTGCCCTGACTAAGCTTGTTTGTCTGTCCGGCATACTGACTTACAGATATCCTATTCATCCTCAGGTCTGTCTGCCTTGAGGGGTCTCCCGCATTCGTTCTCAGAAGGCCCTCAACGATATCCAGCTTTTCTGCAGTCAAGTCGTAAGATGCGGTGCCTGCTGTGAGTGACATCGATGCGTCCCTGACCGTCCAGAGATTAAAGCCCCTGTTTTGCCACTCAAGCATAAGCAAATCAAGGCTACGCCGAGCAGTCTTATAGTCATACCCGCTTCTAAGCTCAAGGCCCGCCCTCTCATACGCTTCTTCGAATATCTCTGACAAGTCAAGAGTAAAGTTGTAACTGCCGCTAGTGGCCATATTTCTTCCTCAGTCTCCGGGCGGAAATGTCGCCATCTTCATATTAGAAACGATCCACCCTTTGGGGATGGCTAGCTCGGCATCTCCTTCTATAATATCTTCGCCCTCAACGATCATGTGAGGGCAGATGACGATCTTTTCGTCATCTTCGTAAATCAACGCGCCACAAGATATGACGGTCGCAGTTTTTTGCTCTTTGAGGTCTTCAAGAGACCTCCATCCGGTGTTAGAGCCTCCAACCGCGTCTCTCCAGACGACTCGGTGTATAGTCACCACTTTGTCTTGTCCGCCCAATACGCCGCAGACATCTTGCCCTTTTTGATATTCCTTCTGTGCCTAGCCTTAAATGACTTTCTCTTTGCCTTCATCTTGGCAGACTCTCCACTCTTAGGTTTGCCAGCAGTCTTTGCCCCCTGCTCCCCGAAGCGAATGATCTTTTCTTTCCCGCCCTCGCAAGCCTTCACTATGTGAGACTTTTTGGGGTGATTCGGAGTTCTCTTAGGCTTGTTGCAAGCCATCGACTTTTTGTCAACCCTTCCGCCTGACTTGTAGTATCTTCTGGTCATGCCTTACTCCTGTGCCGAGCGGTTTTTTTGGCGACTTTTTTTGGCTGACTGGAGTGCTGTTTCCCTTTGGCCGTGTCGGCCCTTTTCTTTCTGGTAGTGGAGGCGTACTCGCTACTACTAAGAGCCTTGATCGCCTTGTCGGGCAAATATCGCTCTCCGGTTGCTTTCGGCCCTTGAGTGCTAGGCTTTCCGGACTTTGTTCGCCATTTCTGATTGGTCCACTTTTTCAGTGACTTTTGAGGCTTTTTGAGAGACATTAGTCTTTATAACCTCCTCCGGCGTCTTTGTACCTCTTTGCCAGCATTTGTGCTTTCCTAGCTGACCACTGTCCGGGCTTTCCGCCCTTTCCCCCAGACTTTATCTGATTAAACAGCCTCTTTCTCATGCCCGGCTTTGTGTAGTTACCTGCTTGATTTACTTTGGACTCTGTCTTTCCGCCCTTGGCGTATCGCCTTCTCATAGTCAATCCTTCAGCGCGATAAACTGCTCTAGCGTCAAGCCACTACCGCCGCCTCCGCCGCCAGAATCTATGATAAGTTGCCTGCTTATAGTCTCATCGACAACGGTCGCCCCTGCCGTTGAGTTCACAAAGCTAGAAACTCCTCTCGCCACCATAGTCCCTGCGGTACACGACGCATCGAAGGTAAGCGCTCCTGACGACATGTCAACAGTAACCCTGTCTGCCACATTGTCGCAATCTTTTACCGTCAGGCCGCCGTTGTACCCTCGGACGCTCAATAACGCCGTACCCCCAGTGCTCATACTAATTGTGGGCCTGCCCGTTCCCGGTATGCTAGAGGCTGGGTTTGCCATGTAAACTTCGGACCCGGCAACGCAGGTGAGATCGCCATCCAGAGCGCAGTCTTGATAAAATCCGTTTAAGAAGGCCCCATCTAGAAGCGTACAGCTTTGCGCCACAATGCTGTTGAGAAAACTACCCTTTAGCTTGCAAAGCTCAAACCTTGTGTTCTTGAGGTCAAATCCTGCGGCATCTACCTCAGGCTTGCCCACCCCGACAATCGTAAAGTTTTTCAGGTTCCGATCCAGCGTGATGTCGCCCGTCAGGTAAATCTCCCGAATGCCCTCAAGCTCGGCGGCGTCAATCGCTGACGTTAAGTTGTTGAACGGGCTACGCTGAGAGCCGTCACCATCACTAACCAGATCGACATCCAGATAAATGGCCTTTCGCAAGAACTTGGTCTCGTTAACCAGACCGCCAAACGTGGTGATGCTGGTATGGCCCGACACAAGTTCATCCCATACCGCATCCGCGATAACTGAGGGATCGGCGGCGCCGCCAGTGCTGACAGTGTTTACAATCGAAGACACCTGTGCAGGGAACACTGCGTTTAAGTCACTTTGGTAGTATGCAGTGTCAAAGTCATCCGAAAATAAAACGCCAGTTACCTTCACCCTAGTTACATCAATAACTAAGCGCCAGCCGTTAATCAGGAAGTAGATGTCTCCAGCAAACTGCCCTGCAATCGTGGGGTCTCCGCCAATCGTCCGGATGGCTTGCTCATAGGGACTGCCAACCGCCAATGTCCACTCCTTCCATGCCGAGTAAACGTCCTCCTTGATGCTCAAATCTGTTGTGCTGTCCGAAACAATAATTAACTTATTAGGCCCATCAAAAACAACCTTTTGAGTACCAAAAGTCGGCGGTGTTGTTAGCGGGTTGTAGGCTTCCCAAAACTCATAATGCCCATAATTAAAGACAATTCCGGGCATTTATTGAACAATCTCTTTCCAGTTAACGCTAACCATTAGCTTCACATCGTCGTGCAATGCTGTCCGTGTTTTGGCAAAAAAGCTCCAGATAACCCGCGAACCTCTGAATCCTTTTAGGGTTGCTGTTCCTGTAAATGCACCAAAAGCTGAAGAATTAACTGGAGTTGTTAAAGCACTGTCCGTATAAAGCTCTGCCGTTGTAGCACTGGTAGGCTTGATATAAAACAGTCCGTTGTAGTTGGTGTTGCTAGAACCAAAAATTTCCAGCTTTCCGCCATAGGTACTCGTGTTTAACGGAAATGTAACTGACTGCGGCTCTCGCAAATTCAACAAAGCTGACGTTGTTATAACCGCTGTGGTTGCCTCTGTAATTGCTGTAATCGTATTTTGTTTCGTACCGCCATCGTCAGAAAAGTTTTTTACGGCACCTGCCTGAAAGTTGTTGTAAGTGTCCGTTAGCTCCGCGTTATATCTACCTCTAAACATATCCTGAAGCACAACCTTTCCAGACTCGTAGCTAGTTCCAGCAGTAGATACCTCAAGGGTTGTTGACGGAATAAGCGCAAAGTTATGGCCGGAGTGAACACTATTGATTTCGGCCTTTAAGTCAATAATTGCATCAACTCCGCCCGTACCAGTGCCGCCTGAACCTCCTTGCAGATCAAACGCATACGCCGAAATGCTTGTTGGAGCATACAATGAGTGGTTCACATCTCCATTGGACAGCAGTTCTTCGGGGCTTAAACTAAACAAATATTGCCAGTTATCGCTTATGTTGGCTGTTACAGTAGCATGAGAACTTGCATAGGTAGCCGGTTGACCGTATGTGCGAAGGTCAATGTTGCTTTCCGTCCATACTGATGCAGACCATGTTTCCATAAACAGTGTGGAGTTAGTTGCGGCAGTAGACTTAATAGACCAACACACGTTAAGTGATGCGGTTTGGCTCATAGCGTATTGGTAATTATTGC